ATGAAATCTAAGCTGATCTATTTCGGGCTCATGGTGGGGTTTGTTTGGTTGTCTGGGTTTGCGGGTGGGCGTGGTTGCCAATTAGAGGCGGTGATTTCACTTTGGGGAGCGAGTTTGTGTTTTGCGATGCTTGGGAAAAACAGGAGGGAACATGGCTGAGTTAGAGGTGACCCTCAAGCACATGGCCGAATTAATGGGTTTAAAGTCTATATCTAGTCTGTCGGCTAAAGCTAGACGCAACAATTGGTTATTTAGAGAAGAAGGGGGTTCTGGTCGACTTGAGCGGCACTACAACTATAGCTCTCTGCCAATCGACACCCAAAAAGAAATAGCCCAAAAAGCCTCTGAAATGTGGGTCATCAAGTTGTCGATGGCCGATGGGCTGAGCGATGAAGTTTCAGGCATCCTGGAAAGCCGGATTGTCGAGATGATCCAACACCGGGACCAAGTGACGGCGCAGCAGAAGGCCGCAAAAAAGACGGCCAAACAGGCACCGAAAAAGACCGTCAGGTTGGTCGGGGTGGACACCACTCCCCTGGTGAAAGCCCCGGCTAGCTTGGCATGGCAAGAGAAGATGGAAGCGGCTGGGGTTACCCTGCCCTGCCCGGCTTCGCTGGTTGTCGCCAAGCGGGCGGACCCTGAGAAACGTATCCCAGACGAAGCCCGGCGGGATGGGGCGATGAACAAACAAACGTGGATCAACTGGTATGATACCCAAAAGCGGAACCGGTTCAAGTCACGAGAGATAGAATTGATGCTGGGGCAATTCAAGGAAGCGGGTGAGGCGGTGCCCGCCCTCAGGACTATCCAGTGGTGGTCACAGAAGACAGACGAAAAAGGGGCGGTGGGGCTGCTGGACGGGCGGATCAGCAGCGGGAGGAAGCCTATCATTACACATGAACTCAGTGAGTTGATTATGATGTTGTATGTGTATTGCCCTGATGCTCGGCCAAAGCGGCTTGCGGAGGTGGTGCAGATAGAGGCTGGGGTGGCTATCTCTGAAAGGACCATGCTGAACTGGCTGAACAAGCAGAAGAACAGCCTCAGCAAACGGCTGTTTGCGTTTTTGGCGAATCCAGACAAGGCCAAGCGGTTTTTGCCCTTTCCTGGGGACGCTGAAGGCTGGCGGCGGATGGGCTTTTTGGACCGGGTTGAGTGGGACGGTAGCCCGGCGGATGTGCATTGCACGGACGGCAGGTTTAGTCTCATGGCCGGGATCGACGTGGCGACACGTCAGGTTCAAGTGATCCTGGCTCCGTCCTCTGGCACCTACGCCACCAAGCTTTTGCTCCGGCAGATCTTGTTGGCTTGGGGGAAGCCTAAGAGCTTCCGAGGGGATCAGGGGTCTGAGTTTATCAACAGCGATATGGAGTGGATTTTTAACTCCCTTGATATCTTCAACAGCCCGGCGATGCCCTACTCTGGCGACCAAAAGCCTTTTGTGGAGCGGTTCTTTGGGACCTTGACCCGTGGGTTGTTTGAGGTTTTGCCTGGGTACTCTGGGCACAATGTTGCCGATGCTCAGAACATCCGTTCCCGGCATCGGTTTGACCAGCGAAGGCAGATCGAAAAGCAGGATGAGGAGGCGCAGGACAAGGCTTATTACCGGGTCAAGTTGGACCATACAGAGCTTTACGAGCTGATCCAAAAGGCTCTGGCTGTATACCATGAAGAGGAGCACAGCGGGCTTAAGAAGACGCCGAACCAGCGGCTGGAGGAGTTGTTGCCGCAGGCTGTGATTGTGAAGCCAGACGTTCGGGAGTTGGATATTTTACTCAACGAGCAGCAGACCCGGCAGGTCACTGCTAAAGGGATTCGGTACAAAACCCTTGGGGAAACTCGGGTTTATAGCTGCGCTGATTATGACCCTTATATTGGGCATCAAGTGCGGGTGTTTTTCGATCAGAACCCCCACCAGATCCACGCCTTCAGCATGGAAGGGGAGTATCTGTTCACCGCTTACGACAGGGCAATCAACTCAGAGCAGGCGATTGCTATGAGGGAAGCGGCTCTGGAGCAGGTGAGTACTCAGATTGATTATTATCAAGCCTTGATCAAGCGGGCTGGATATGAAGAGAACGATCCATTTATTGAGTCGTTGGACCAGCGGGCTGTGGTCGGTTTGGAGCGGCATGATCAGGTGATTGGCAAGATTCACCAGCAATCCTCCATCGAGCAGCAAAGCCAGCTCCAGTTGGCTGTTGTTGCAGGGGAAGAGTTCGATAAACAAGAAGCGGACTCCACCCAAGAGGAAGTGGTGGTGGAAGATTTGGGGCCCATAGCGGCTGCCCCGGCGGAAGTGCAGGGACCAGACCGGTTCTTGGTGCTGTACAAAGAGCTTGAAGCGCAGATCCAGCGAGGCGAGCAGCTGGATAATGACGACTTAGACTGGATGGAGCGGCTGGAGAAAACCCCGGCGGTCAAGGATTACAAACAATCTTGCTTAGGAGTGAAATGAGCAAACTACCTTTTGTCGCTGACCTAGCGAACATCAATAAATTCAACGAGGCCATTGGGTCTTTGATGAGCAAAACCACAGGCAACGCCAATTTTGGGCTGGTCTATGGGGAGCCGGGCCTCGGCAAAACTGAGACGATCATCAACCGAAGCGCCAAAGACGGGCATCCGATGATCCGGGCCAAACGAGCCTGGAGTATCCGGTGGATGTTGACCGAATTATCGGACGCCTTGGGTTTGCCTGTTAGCGGGCGAACGCAGGTGTTGTACGGGCAGATCAAGGACGAGCTGATGCGTCGAGAGATCGTTGTCTATATCGACGAGCTGGACCATGTGATCAGCAACAAGGACTTGATCGAGACACTCAGGGACCTGAGCGACGAATCAGGGGCGAAGATCGTTTTGATTGGGATGCAGGACGTCTCGAATGAGCTGAAGCGGTATCCTGTTTTGGAATCTCGGATCAGTGCGACGGTCAAGTTTGCGCCGCTCACCGAGATCGACGTGGCGACGGTGATCCAAGCTGCCCTGCCACCCAAGGGAGACGGTGAACATGACCGGGACGCTCTGCGGATGATTCACAACTTAACCAAGGGGAATTTCCGAAGGCTCAGCGACCTGATCGACAAGCTATCGACTCAGATGAAGGTCAAGAAAACGGGGCATTTAACCTTGGGGTTGGTTCGTGAGGCGGCTGATTTGAAGGGGTTGAAGTGAAACGGGATCGGGATTTAGAACGAGTTGGGGCCTATGCGGTTTATCGAGCCTGGAGAAGTGCCATTGATGCCTGTGAGGGTGGATCGCTGACAGTTGGTGTTTTGCTGGGCATCGAGAAGGACGTTCGACAGCGAATGGCCGATAAGCGAAGCCAACTGCCTGATGTGGAGAGGTGTTATAATGTGCTGATCAAATTGCCACCCAAGGGCATCACCGTGGCTGAAGTCGCCCGGTTGGCGGAGGTCGAGGTGTATCAGACAAGGCGAGCTGTCGCTGAGGTTACAAAGGCTGGGTACCTGAGGCAGGTTGGCACAGGGTACAAGACGGACTACAAGGTGATCAAAAAACTACCTGGAACATGGTCTCAGTTTAAAGAAAAACACAGGCCACCTAAGAAAAAAGCGTGACCCGAAAAAAGCGAAGCTGGGGTGAGTTTTTCCCTCAGCAAAAACGGCAGCCCCGGTCACAGGTCGCCAAGAAAATAAACCCTGCGCAATTGGCAGAGTTGAAAGAGCTGGCGGCGTTACGTCAGGTGAATCTAACGGAATTAGTGATCAGCCGGTACCAGATCAGGCGGGCTGATTGGATCTATGAGCTACAAGCTCAGGCTTTAATCAAGGAGATGCGGGATGGCAGGCCAAAATAAGGACCGAATGTTGAGCAGAAACCAGATTGCATCGATGCACGTTTGGAAACAGCAATCTGGGCTAGATGATGACGCCTACCGGGGTTATCTCCAGGCGAATTTTCAGATAGGCAGCAGCAAGGAGATGACTCAGGCCCAATTTTCCCGGCACATGGCGACCGTCAAGGGTACACAGAAGAAAAAGCAGCCATGGGTGCAAAGGCCGGACGGGATCACCGAGGCGCAGAACAACAAGATCTTGGCGCTGTGGTCGTCCAAAGCCAAAAACACAAGCTTCAAGGCTCTGTCAGCGTGGCTAGAAGGCAAATTCCAGGTCAAGACTTCTAGGCAGCTCAGCAAAAGCCGGGCTAGCGATGTGATCACAGCATTAGAACGAGGGGGGTGGCTTGGGTGAGCGGAAGAAGACGACCAAGGCGGATTTTTCGATGCCTGAGTCTGACCCTCTGACGGCAGCCAGGGAGAGGCTGAAAGATCCGGCCTACCTAGCGGCGTTACAGCAGAAACGTATTGAGCGGGAAGGGCTAGGTAAGGACGAGAAGGGGCGAGATATCGTGGTGGACTTGAAGACCTACCGACGGTCTTTCTATCCCACTGTTGACCCGGTATCCGTTGCGGGGGTTTTGATGCGAATGGAGGAAGCCGGCTGGCCTTTGAGTTTTCAAACCAGGGCGGTGGTGTTGGAGCAGAACCCACTCAGCCACCCTAAGGCTGATGAAATGCGCAAGGCATGGTCCTTGGGGGCAGAGAAGTGGATTTGGGTTCGGGCGTTTGATGGGTTGTCAGCGGTCAATTTGGTGACTCAAATGGCCACGGGGTACTTGAAAAAACAAAAGGATGCATCGGTGGTTTTCATTGATGTGAGCCGGTGGTTAGGGGACCAGAAAGGTTCGATTGACAGCAAGGAGAAGGTCGCTAGCGCCGATGATATGAAGCTTGGCGATCTGACGGTGATCCGAGGGCTCAATGATGTGGGGCAGACCGAATGGTCAACCCGGGAATTGGCGGTCTTGATTGACCGGCTTGATCAAGAAGCGCCCCGTCGGGTGATCTTGGTTGGGCGAAGAGGCCCGGCGGCTTTTGTGTTGGGGAATTATGAGCAGGTAGCGGTTGCGACCGTTTTGAAACGGCGGTGCATCGAGGTATCGCTGAGCGTTTAACAGCCAATTGGAGAGGCAAATGGCAAGGTTTAAAGAAATTAACGGGGTGAAGTGTTGGCTCAACAGTCAGGAGATACCGGTGCCACCTCGGATGATTAAGGATTCGGACAAAAAGCGGGACAGGTTCGTGGAAAAGCGGGTTTCGGACTGGAAGAAGGAGCAGGCACGGCTGAAAGCTTTCAAAACCAAGCTGTTTAAGGAATTTTACGGCTACGTGAGCGAAATGTTGGCCCAACATGGGGTCAACCACGGTGGCGAGAAGGGCAACGTCACGGTTCGCAATTACTCCGGGAACCTCAGGATCGAGTTACAGGTGGCCAACTTGATCACCTTCAATGAAGAGATATCGGCAGCCAAGGCGATCATTGATGCGTGCATCCATGAGTGGAGCAAAGGGGTCAACGTCAACCTATCGGCTTTGATTTTACAAGCATTCCAGGTGGACGACCAAGGGAAAGTCTCGGTCTCTAAAGTGCTTGGGTTGCGCCGAGTGGCGATCAAGGATGAGCGGTGGAAGCGGGCGATGGAGATTTTGACTGACGCCATCACCATTGAATCAACCAAAAAATACATCCGAGTCTATGAGCGGTCCGAGGAAGACGGGCAATGGCAGGCACTCTCTCTTGATTTTGCAGCACTATAACCCAGTTAAATGGAGAACAAATGAAGAACGCACAGCTATTAACTATTATCGCCAGCCTACCCAACATCAAGCGGCATGAAGGGTACCGCTCGAAGCCATACAAGTGCAGCGAGGGGGTTTTGACCGTTGGGTATGGCACCAACCTTGATATTGGGCTGGATGAAGACGAGGCAGCCTTCTTATTGGAATACCGGCTGAAGAAGGTCTCCGCTGAACTCAGCAAACACTTGCCTTGGTGGGAGGGGATGCCTTTGGGGCTTCGGTTGGTGTTGTTGGATATGGGGTATCAGCTTGGGGTCAGTCGTTTGCTGAGGTTTCGCAAGGCTCTAGGGGCTCTGAAAGCCAAGAGATACATCGAGGGGGCAGCCGAAATGCTGGACAGCAACTGGGCCAAACAAACGCCAGAGCGGGCGAATGAAAACGCCCGGAAGGTGCACCGGTTTGGTGAACTGATCGAGGAATTGCCTTGGGTGGCCGGCTTGATGCCTGGGCCACAGCATGCCTTGCTTGAAATGTACGCTGAATTAGGTCTAGCCGGCTTGCTGAGTTTCAAACAGATGCTCAGTGCCCTGCATGCCGGTGAAACAACCAAAGCGGCTGAGGAGATGACCAACTCAGCCTGGGCTAGACGGCCCGACTCCCACGCTAAAAGCTTGTGGCCGTACATGGCTGGCTTGGAGGTGTGATGTCTGGGATCGGCGTGCCCAACTTGCTGAATGCGATCGGACCTGAGGCCACCCAAATGCTGGTCCATGCCAAAGGTGGCCAAGAATTTTGGATTCCCCAAAAGCTCCGTGATGACCATTGGCTGGTGGGTGTGATTGGCAAGGAGGCGGCTCTGGGGCTCTGCGAGGGGTTTGGTGGTGAGCAGGTGATTCTACCGCTTGGTTATGAATACCAGCGCCGCCAAGCGAAAAGTACAGCCAAACAAATGCGGGCTGATGGGGCGAAGATCAATGAAATTGTGAAAGCGACCGGGGTGTCGATCAATACGTTACAGAAGTGGTTCGCTGAGAAAGTGGACCCAAACCAAACTTGTTTTTAATATTATCAAATTACAGAGGAATCGTGAAGACAAAAGCGCAAATCAACCCAAGGGGTGGGAAATTCGAAATCTCGATCTTGGTTACCGACAAAGACAAAAACATCCGCTGGGTTTTGGTCCGGTCAGGCAGGAAAAGGTACAAGGCAGAGAGCCACGCAGAGGCCAAGGAATATGCCGCCGGGCAGGGCTGGGAGGTGATCTGTGTGTGATAGTTTAGTCGGCCAGATTAAGGCCGCCGATTGGGCTGTGACTCAGTCTTTGGAAAAACTGCAAAATATGATAAGGGATGCGTCGGTGTTGTTGGGCTCACTGTCTTACACTTGCCCTGCCTGTGGGGAGAGATATCTACCTCACACAACAGAGAACAATGTTTGCGGAAATATCCATTATTATCAATGTAAATGTGGGGCGGATGCAACCCGGCAGTCGGTTTTGTTGGTGGCTCACATGCCGCCGAAAGATATTCCTAAGGAGGAAGCATGAGTCAGTCAGTTAATCCGCTTTTCCGCACCTCGCAGCGGGTTGCATTTAATCCGCTGGAGCCGGATCAGGGGATTGTGGATATCGAGGATATCGCCACTGGGTTAGCGAATACCTGTCGGTATGGCGGGGTGTTGCCGGATGGAATCTGGTACAATAATGCGAGTCACAGTGTGTTTGTGATGCAGTTGTTGGAATATGTCTACGACAAGGAAGAGCTCGACAAAGGGATGTTTGAGGTTATTTTACTTGCAGGTCTGTTGCATGACGCCCCTGAAGTGTATTTGCAATTAGATATACCCAGTCCAATCAAAGGCATTGTTAAACTTAATGGTCTGGCAATCCGGCGGATTGAAGGTGACTGGATGAAGGTCATATTCGGTGCCCTGCTTCCTGAAATCTCGGAGGCTAAATATCATGTGGTGCTGCGAAATATCTTATCTGCAGATCGAGCCGTAAAGGAGATCGAAGAGCAAATTATTTGGAACGCTGAAATTCAAACTGATGTCGGTTGGGCTGCGTGGGATTCAAAGATTCGGCCTAGTTTTTGGTGTCCCAGGGACAGCCGGTCGATCTTCTTGCAACATTATCACCGGCTCCAGGCGGAGTTGAGCGGTTTAGGTTGTGTTGGAGATTTGGGATGAGCGATGCAAATTCGGAGATGATCGGAAAAATCAAGAAGCTCCTGGCATTAGCAGAGAAAAACCCGAACCAAGCAGAGCGAGAGGCCGCTTTTGGCAAGGCTCAGCAGTTGATGCTCAAGCACCGCATCGAGCAGAGCCAGCTCCATAAAGATACAGACGAAGACTTTGCCTTTGAAGGTGAAGCGTTTCGGGTACCAGCGTGGAGAACCAACAAGCGTCGGTACCTGGGCAGACTGATTGGGCTGGCTGCAGATGTATTTTTCTTAAGCTTGGATTTAGGGCAAGGGAGATGGGGGGTTACCTTCATTGGTCGCCGGGAGTCAGTGGCGTTCGCCGAAACCTTGTGGGGCTGGTTGAACAAGGAGTTTGAACGGCAGTGGAAGATCTTCTTGGCGGCGGAAATCAAGGCACGGCGGAAAAATACCACTGCCAAGAGGGATGAATTCTACTTAGGCATCACTGTTGGTTTGATCATGAAGATAAAGGCTCAAAGATCACAATTCGAGCAAGAAAACGCTTTGGTCTTGATTAGTGAGTCAGAAAAAGCCAAAGAGTTGTACGGAGCGAATCACAACCTGAGTAAATCCCTGACCAAAAAGTTCAACCGGAATCAGTCCGCTTTCGGTGGCGGGATCGAAGCGTCCAAGGGCATCCATCTCAATAAACAAGTCGACTCTCCCAAGGGGACAAAGCGGCTGATGATTGAATCTAAAGAGGGTTAATATGAAGTCATCCTATGAAGCAGTAGATGAACAACAATGGGTTTGGCTTAGAGGCGACTTTAAGGAGCATGTTGCCACGGTCAGGAGGTATGCAGATGGGGTTGAAACGATGACCTGGACCAAACCTGGGTCATCAATTAGCGCTATGTATTTCTGCCTTTTTAACGGGATGCTTTCGGTTACAGGTGATCTAGGTGAAGCGGTGATCGAAAACCGGGGTGATGGTGTTGAAGGTTGGGGGTCTTTGAATGATTTTTCTTATTACTTCATGCAGAAAATCAGAGCAACCAGCGAAGGTAAACCTGCGAACAGGAAATCTCTGTGCACATTTGAGCAAAGCGGTGCTATCCAAGCATTTAAAGATAATGTGATGCTTTTCATGAATGATGAACCCACTGAAGCTAAATCAGCAATGAAATCTCATATCGAGGATGATCTTTTTGAAGCTTTTCCTGACTGCCGGGATGGTGATGATTTCACTCAAACTGTCTTCCGGGAGAATTCGAATTTTTGTAGAATAGGCGGGTCACCCGCTGATGACCTCCAAGAGGCCTTACTGGAGGGAGTGGTGGTGATTCAAACAGGACCGGTAAGCATTCGGATTAAGGCCATATGGCTGGCCTTGCAGATGGCATATAAACAGCTGCACGAGGTTAGTCTATTGGGTACAGAAGGGAAGTGAGAGGTCTACCCCTAGCCCAGGGATGGGTTAGGGGTGTGTATCTAGCTGTCTGTTTTTGTATCGGTTACTGATGCATGATCAGAGCAACCGTCTATTTTTTTGATTGGGACTCTAACTGCATTGTCATAACTCCACATGGTGCCTGTTGCTGCATCAAGAATAAAGCCCCATCCACCATTAAAAATATTCAGCCAATAAGTACCTGAAACACTCCGTTGAACCTGAACGGGCCGTTGTTCGAAGCATTTTTCTGAAACCTGGACAGAGACCTCTTTCCATCCAGGGCTGACGTCAATCGTGGTTGGTAATTTTGCGGAAAAATAGGTTCCACTTTGCCGGACCTCCACGGAAATCCCATCTCCATCTGGGCTATCTGGCCGCAGAGAAATGGGTTGAGAGCCGGAGTTAAACATTGTTGAGCAGCCAGACAAGGCAAGGATTGCGACGGCGATAAGTATCTTCATGAAGCTCTTTTCTGAAAAAAAATATATAGAAATAGCCCACTAGGGGCAAAAATTGATTTGTTTGTCCTTAAATATCAAGTGTCCTGCAAAAAGACAACATCATAAAAAATCCCCAGAAGTCAGTAACCAAGGTTACAAGCTGCTAAATCACCAATCCTGTTTCGGTCAAGTTTTCAGGTAATGATTATACCCATTGTTCCTACCCCCGACCCTAGGGTCTTCTATTTGTTATTATTTAATCTTATATTCAAATCTACTCTTAAGGATAATCAAAATCTAGCTTTTAATTGAACGGAGATCCAAGATGCAAGATTCCCTGCAACAAATTTTATCAAACCCAGAAATTGTCTCTGTTTTGATCGACGTCGGGCTGTTTGCCTTGGTCGCCGTTTTTCCCGCCTCAGCCGGGGCAGTGATGACGCTACGCAAAGTCAAGCGGGCTGCTCTCACCCGGAGCTATCACACTGTCTTGGCTGAGGTGGCACCTTTGTTTGATCAACTGCCGATTGCCAACCAAGAGATCAAAAAGTTGGCGGCTCAGATGGGGCATGATGCGGTTGAGCAGGCGTTGACTCGCCTCGAAGAAAAAAGAGGGGATCATGTTGTCTAAGGTATTGAAGGGTATCGCTTCAGGGTTGCTGTTCTTGTTTTTGGTGTTGATCGCTGTGTTGCTTTGCAGCAGCACGGCCACTGCGGCAAACACAGCCCCGTCTACGCTTGATTCAAGCTGGCTTGCCATATTTTTTGGGGTTGGCGGTTCTATCCTTGGTGTTGCTGTGACTTACGGCGCACTGAAGGGGCGGGTTGGGGAGCATGGTCGGCGGCTTGATGGGCATGATCAGGCCATTGAAGGGCTAGAAAAAGAGATTGATGACAAGATTGGGACGATTCAAGGGGACATCAAAGATTTGCAGAAGCAAATCAGTGATATTCCCCAAAAAACAGCTGAATTGATAGGCAGCCTCTCCAAGCTACGAGGATAACATGGCCAAGGGCTCATCCACCAAAGCACAGGCCGCCAAAGCCAACGCCAGGCGTTTGTTTGTGGACGAAGGGATCACCATTGCTTTGATCGCCGAACAACTAGGCAAGAGTGAGTCCAGTATCCGTAAATACAAGGCGGCGGACGAAAAGGCCGGGGTGAGTTGGGATAAGGCTAGAGTGGCGAAAATCGCCAGCACAACGGGGTCGGATGATATGTTTCGGGCCTGCGTGGTTGGGATTGTGGATTCGATCAGCACGACACTGGAGTCAATCAAAGCCGACGTTGAGCTCAAGCCAGCGGCCAAGGCAAGCCTGTTGGCTGGGTTGGCGGATAGTTTACGAAAAACGATCAGCAGCGCCAAGGCATACAGCCCAGACGTGGCCCTCGAAGTGGTGGCTGGCGAGGTGTTAGAAATTGTCGCTACTGAGTTGACCAAGCGCAATCCAGAAGCGGCGCAGGTGATGGTTGAGTCTTTGGATCAGATCAAGGCGGAAATCTTCAAGCGGCAGAAGTCATGGCAAAACTAGACAAACGAGCGTTAAGCGAACGGCTGGCTGAGCTGAAGGTTAGCCTGATGCTGGAGATCGAGCGGGCAGCAACCCCGCTCGATGCCGTCAATGCCGATAGCCGTAGGGCTGCAGCCAGAGCGAGTTTTCAGTCTTTTTTGGAGACTTATTTGCCTCATTACTTTGCGGGCAAACGGGACTACAGCTCGATGCACAAGGACTTCTTCGGTGATGCGGACTTGATGTTTGCTGGCGACAAGGGCGCTGGGCTCAGGTTGGTGCGATCGGCACCGAGAGGTAACGCAAAAACCACCATCGCCAAGGGGATTGCGCTGTATGCGCTGGTGTTTGGGTTGCGCAAGTTTGTGATCTTGATTTCTGATGCGCTTGATCAGGCGGTTGAGAATTTGGAAGCGATCAAGATTGAATTGGAAGGCAACGGTCGTCTGAAGGCGGACTTCCCAGACGTGTGTGGGGCCGGGCCGGTATGGAACCAGGGGACAGCGGTCACCAATCTTGGTGGTAAGATCAAGGCTTATGGCAGCGGGAAGCGACTGCGTGGGGTGACCCATGGAGTCCACCGGCCAGATCTGGTGATCGTGGACGACTTGGAGAACGACGAGAACGTTGGTAATCCAGGTCAGCGGAAAAAAGGGGAAAACTGGATGTTGAAGTCTGTTGTGCCTTTAGGCCCTCCAGACGGCTCGATGGATTTATTGATGCTCGGTACTGTGCTGCATTACGACGCTGTGCTTGTGCGCTTGGCTAAGAACCCAGGGTTTGCAGCCCGGACATACAGGGCGATCTTGACCATGCCCGCTCGAATGGACCTCTGGGACGAGTATGAGCGTTTGTATCACACCCAAGGGTTGGCCGAAGCGGTTGAGTTTTACATCGACAGCCGAGAAGAAATGGACCGAGGGGCTCAAGTTTTATGGCCTCAGGTTCAGGCCCTGCGTTGGTTGATGACTAAGCGAGCGGAGCACAAGGCGGCGTTTAGCAGTGAGTACCAGAACAACCCCATTGACGAGTCGGAGCGGATCTTTGACAAGCTGTATTACTACGAGCAGCTGCCTCCGCATTTGGTTTATTTTGGGGCGGTTGATCCATCCATGGGCAAGGAGAGCCGAAGTGCGGACCCTTCGGCGATCATTGTGGTGGGGAAGGATCCGGTGACCGGTTGGGTTTATGTGGTTGTGGCGGATATATCGAAGCTGAAGCCCTCGGCGATCATTGAGCGAGTGATTGAGTTACAGGTTAGGTATCGCTGCCAGTTGTGGGTGGTTGAAATCAACCAGTTTCAGGAATTTTTTAAGGACACGTTGGTAGAAAAATCAGCTGAGCAAGGGGTTCCGGTGCCAGCCAGAGGGGTTCGGTCTGCGACAGACAAAGGGCTTCGGATTGAGTCAATACAGCCGCACACAAACAACGGCGTGATTTTGTTTAGTCGCAACCAGCAGGCCTTGATCGATCAACTGACCTTTTACCCAAAGGCAGACCACGATGATGGCCCTGATGCGCTGCAAATGGTTTTTGCACAGGCACACACCAGGTTCAGCGCAGGGGTTGGAGTGTTGGTTGCGCCCTCTGGGGCGGGTGTTCAACGTGTTGATTGCGGGGAGTTTTAAGTGGGTAAGAAAGGCAAAAAAGGAAAAAAGCAAGCAGGGACACTGACGGGGCCAAGTCTAGCGACGAACCGACCAGACGCTTGGCTCGATGGTGTGCTTGATATGCTTCCTGATCCTGATCCGGTGCTGGCGAGGCTGTCAGACGGTGGCGAGGCGATGCTTTCATCAGCGGCGGCAGACGGGATCGTTTTCAGCTTGATTCAGACCCGAAAATCGGCGGTTTTGAGCCGGGAATTTCGGATCGTGGCTGGTGAGACTGGCGATGAGGCGAGTCCAGCAAGTGAAAAATTGGCTGCTGACTTCAAAGCAGACTTGGCATCTTTGGACCTGTACGGGCTCATTGGGCAGATATTAGGGGCGGCACTCTGGGGTTTTGTCCCCATAGAGCTGTGCTGGCGTGCGGAAGGGTTGAGCTTACGTCTGGATAAGGTGCAGGCGTTGGAGCGAAGTTGGTTTGGGTTTGAATCCGACGGGTCATTGATGTTTCGCCAACAAGGCGGAGTGCCTGTACCGGTGGTAAACAACAAGGTTGTGCTGGCCCGGGTTGGGGAGACGCTTTCCAATCCATACGGCGAACGGGCTTTGACTCGTTGTCTGTGGCCGGTCGCCTTCAAGAAGGGCGGTCTGAAGGCTTGGGTGAAGCTCGCCGAAGACATGAACCTGCCGTTGATGATTGGCAAGTATCAATCAGGCACCCCTGAATCGGAGCAGGTATCTTTACTCAGCGCCCTCTCAGCGGCCCGTGTTTCTGGGACAGCGGTGGTCGATCAAGGGGTTGAGGTTGATGTGGTGACCACGTCATCCAAGGGTAGCGGGGCTGGAGTGCATGAAGGCTTGGTTGATAAAATGGACAAGGTGCTCGCCCGGGTGATTACCGGCCAGACCCTAACCCACGATATCGGGCAAAGCGGCAGCAGAGCGGCGTCAGAGACCCATCTGCAGGTGATGGGCAGCATCCAGCAGGCGGATATGGCCCTGGTTCGCAACACCTTTGCTGAGATCGCCCGGACCTATCGGGACTTGAACGACAAGTCCGCTGAGCCTCCAAAGCTGGTTTGGTTTGAGGAAGAAGACCCACAGGCGGAATGGGCCAACCGGGATGAGACTTTGAGTAAGCTAGGTGTTCGGTTCACCAAAGGCTACTTAATGGACAGATACGGCTTTTCTGAGGGTGATCTCGATGTAGTTGAGCCACCGCAACAAAAAACCGGTTCAGGGCCGGTTGAATCGTCAAATTCGGGGGATTTCTCGGAGCAAGGGGACTTGATCGGTGAGTTAGCTGGAGATTTACAGCCTATCGCCAGATGGGCGATGAGCGAAGCGGAGCGTGAGGAGGCGGATTTATTGGGGATGCTGGGGGAAGAGATCACATCGGCAAAGAATTTTGAAGAGCTTGGGGCAGCTTTGGATAGCTTAGCTGAAGCCGGCCCGGCAGAACCTTTGGCAATCGCCCTCGCAGCGGGACGGGTTTTAGGCCGGGGAGAGGCGAAAAATGGCCAAGGCTAGCGGGACCGGCGCACCACCCGCTGTGGTTGAGGCTTTGCTGGGTAAGGTGCCTCTGACGTCCGAAGGGTTTGTTGATCTAGCCACAGTGGACTATCAGGCCACGGCGGCGGCGTTTACGGCCTCTGGGCTCAGCAGTTTGAGTTTAGTGGCTCGGTTGCAAAAAGACCTGGCAACAGCGATCAGCGAGGGGCAGAGCCTAGGTAGTTTTAAGGCCCAGGTATCAACAAAGCTCAAGGAGGCTTTGTCAGACAATAGGCTTGAGTTGATCTACAGGATCAACGTGCACCAAGCGTACATGGCAGGGCGGTGGGAAGGGATCAACGAGTCGAAGGACGACTACCCCTACTTGCAGTATGACGCTCTGGACGATGGCCGGTCTCGACCGGCGCACCAAGCGTTGGACGGGGTTGTGTATCCAGTTGATAGCCCCTTTTGGTCAGGTCATTACCCACCGAACGGGTTTCGGTGTCGGTGTAACGTGCGGCAGGTTTCCAGGGAATCGCTGGACCGAAAGGGATTAAAGGTGAGTCAGGCCAAACCGAAAAATCAGCCGGCTCCTGACCCTGGGTGGAACGGGAATCAGGCGAAGGACCAGGTGGCTTATTTGTCGGGTTTGGAAGCCAAGAAGCTGGGGTCTGTGTCGGCGGGTTTTGCTCGTCGGTATATTTTGGGTAAGAACAGACGAGATCCGAGTTTTCAGCACTTCACTTTAGGTAAGGGTTTGCCTCATGAGATACGGCCCATCGGAGTGATTGATTCGGCAGTTGCGGCAGAGCTTGGCTCTGAAACCCAAGTGGTTTATTTGAAAGCCGAAGTGGCGGCGAAGCAGTGGCGGAATCATCCAGAGATAGGGCCAGACGCCTATTTGGGTCCGTTGGGTAAGACGTTAAAAACAAGCCCGGACCTTATTGTTAATGCAGAGGAAGGCAAGCAGTATTTTTACCGTGTTAGGGGGGATAAAAAGAAATTGTGGAAGGCTGTTGTGAGGAAAGACCAAGGCCGGCTGCTGCTGGTCAGTTATCACAAAGTGAACTTGAGAGACCTTTCCGCAGCGGTCAAAAAAACACTACGGAAAGGCGAGTAGGTGCCAGGCGGGGCTAGTCTCACCCGCACGGGGTAGCTTTTTAACGAGTTCTTCAGCACCTGAGGCCATTATAAACGAACGACCCATGGAGTCAAGCAGATGAACTGGATGCAGCTTTTTCGAACGGGGACACACACCGATGCTAGCGGAAAAAAACGGGTTTGGTCTAAGCAAGATCTAGAAACAATCGCCAGCAAATACAACGAAGGCAAGCACGAAGCACCGCTTGTTGTTGGGCACCCGAAGGACAACGACCCGGCTTACGGTTGGATCAAGGCGCTGCGAGTGGCCGGTGAGGTGCTCGAAGGGCTGCCGAGGCAAGTCAACGCAGCCTTTGGCGAACTGGTCAATCAGGGGGCCTACAAAAAACGCTCGATCAGTCTGTACCCAGACATGACCTTGCGGCATGTGGGTTTTTTAGGGGCCATGCCGCCCGCCGTTAAAGGGCTCAAGGACGTATCTTTTAGTGATCAACACGGTGCAGGGGAAGCGTTGGTCTTTGATTTCAGTGACCCTGAGGACAATACAAACAACAACGATAATAGCAAGGGAGAAGACAACATGAAGCGATACTTGTTACTCGCAAACGGGAAAGTGTTTGACCAAGAAAAAGGCAAGCTCGTTGAAGACGGCGACGCCGAATACGAAGCTTGGATCAAAGACGGCAACGAGCCGGAAGGGGACGAAGACGATAAGGAGCCAGCCGGCGACCACAGTGAGCCTGGACCTGAACCAAAAGCCTTGGTTTGGAAGAAGACGGGACAAAAAGGCCAATCGTCAAGCGGGCCTGCTTCGGACCATTCAGGGCCAACGGCACGTGAGATCGAGTTGACCCGAAGGTTGGACTTCGTTGAAGCCAAAGCACGGAAAGACAAAGCAGATTCAATTGTGGAAAGGCTGGTGTCTAACGGACAGCTCACTGGGGATCAGTCCAGAGGGTTGGCTGAATACATGGCCAGCACAGAGGCAGAGGGCACGGTGCTTGAGTTTGCTGATGGCAGCAAAAAGCCAGGTGCCAACTTCTTGAGCGAGTTTCTGTCAAAACTGCCGAAGCAAGGGCACTTGGACCCACTTGGCCCCGGGGCGGTTGCAGAATTCGCAGAAGACGACAAGACAGCAAACTCGATCGCAGAGGCCAGCGGATTTGGCCCCCAAAAATCGTAGTCTTTTTAAACTTTAAACAGGAGGCCAGATGGCTGGACTTTTAGGCACCACGGAGGCGGTGTTACAACGAAAAACCCTTTTTGCTCAATCAAACTACGGGCCGGTGCAACAGGACGGCGTCATTACAGGCGGGCCTTACTTGAGGGGGCAGGTGTTGGGTCTGATCACGGCGAACGGGCAATACACCGCTTATAACAATGCGGCGGTCGACGGTACTGAGGTTGCGGCTGCGGTGTTGATCGAAGACGCCGATGGTTCGGTTGCTGTGGTCAACGCCGAAGTGGGCGTTGTTGGTGTGTTGATCGAAGCAAATTTAATCGGGCTTGATGCCGCTGGTAAAGTCGATTTATCGGCAGCCGGCTTCTTCTTTAAATAGGAAAACATGACCATTGAATACAACAAAGCTTTCCCTTCCACGGTCATCCCAAGGCGGGTAGAGAGCAAGTTAAAGCCAGGTATGATCTTGGCTCGGGACGATAAAGGCTGTCTGGTTCAGTACAAGGCCGCTAACAAATTGGGTCCAACAACGATCCTGGTGTCAAAACCGGAAGAAGGCATGGCCAGGGTTGGCTTTGCGGGAGTGTATTACGCCGAAGAGCTTTTGCTTGATGGATGCCAGCCGGACACCTTAGGTCGACTGGAAGCCCGGGGGATTCATGTGATGACCCGAGGTGGCAAAGAGCTGGATGCCCCTAAAGCAAAAGAAAAGAAATAAAAGGCTGCATAAGAGCCAGCCAAGCAAAAGATAAACAGCACTCAAGGATGTTGAGTGCGCAACCCTAGGATACCATATGGACGACCTCTTTAAAACCCGGGCGTTAACCGGGGCATTGAATCAGCTCAGACCTGCACCGACCCTTATTTTGGATCGTGTATTCAAGAGAAAAGAACCACAGCTTACGGACCGGTTCGCCTGGGATATTCAGACTCAATCCGAAGGGATTATGCCGAATATCTCAGTCTATGCGGAAGCCAGTGTGTCAGACAACGAAGGTATGAAGACCGTGACCTGTCAAAGTCCAAGGTTTTCTGAGAAGCGGATGATCAGTGCTGCTGATCTCAATGGCATGAGGGCTTTCGGATCGCAGGTTTCTGTCCAGCTTTTGACTACAAAAATTGGAGCTGTGCTTGCGAGCCTGAAGCGAAAAGCTGATATCACCCGTGAGTTTCAGGCTGCAATGTGCCTCAGCGGCAAGGTTGTGGATGCAAAAGGCGTCGTCCTTGTTGACTACGGTTTCAGTGCTGCGCAAAAGCCGGTCCTGACTTTAACAAACAGATGGAGTGACCCAGCCAGTGACCCGCTCAAAGACATTCGGGGTTGGAAAAAGCTCATTGGCCAAGCGGCAGGGAACGTGAGTCAGTATGTTGCCTTCGTTGGCACTGACGTGATGGACGCCTTGATGAATCATACCAAAGTGCTTGAGCTGCTGAAGTATACCCACGGCAAAGAGACAGCAGAAGAAGGCCGGATCATCAATCTAGCTGGTGTCGAGCTGGTTGAGTATCAAGGCAGTTACATTGACTCAAACGGCGCACGGCAAGACCTTGTTCCTCCGACACATTTCAGGATGATCGGTTTGACTGGAGACCATGGAGCTGAGCTATTTGCCCCTGTTGTTGACTTGGAATCTCCAAACGGGGTTGGCATGGGCAAGCCAGGCGATATGTTCTTCTCAAAAAGCTGGCTGGTTAAAGATCCATCGGGCCGGTGGATCAAGGTTGAAGTCAGACCTTTGCCGGTCTTGATGCGGCCTGAGTGTGTGATTGACGCAACTCCGGTGTAATCCATGAGCTACTCTACCCTGTTCCACATCCAACAGTTAGTCAGTGATGAAGAGTTGATCCAGTTGACTGACGATCAAGGTCTGGCGATCAATCAACCGGTCTTAGATGCTGCGATCGGAAGGGTGGATGAGCGGATTGATGGTTATTTAGCTAATCTAGCGCCGGTGCCGGTTTCTCCGGTGCCGGCGCTGATCACGCAGTACTCGGCCAAGTTGACCCTGGCTGAGTTGTATTTTCGGCGGTCTTCAGCGAGTTTGCCGGAGTTTTTGGCGAAGGAGCGAGCGGATATTTTGAAGCATCTGGACGAACTGGCCAAAGGTAAAGCGAAGTTGGTTGGTTTGGTTTTGCCAGCCGGCCAGACGGCCACAACCCTTGCAAAGGTGGTGGCTCCAGGGTCGGAGTGTTACCCAATCAACAAGCTATCGGAGTTTTAGATGGCTGAGCTGAGTTTAGAAGGTGGAGCGGCTCTTGGGGTCGCTTTACAAGAGTTTCTAGATCAGTTCGCTGGCAATGAACGGCGGCTGCTTAAGTCGCTGGGGGTCGGTCTTGTGGAAGTCGCAAGGGACCACTTCAAAGCGGAGGAAGCACCGGACGGTAGTCCCTGGTTGAAGTCGAGGAGAGCGGACGGCAAACTCAAAACACTGCAAGACAGCCGGGTTTTATACAACAGTCTGGTCTGGAGGATTGACGAGTCTGGGGATCTGGTTGTGGGGAGTCCGCTGGAATATGCGGCGATCCATAATTATGGTGGTGAGATTCGGCCTAGGCCAGAGTCTGGAAAAAAAAGCCTGCATTTTGGGGGTGTCATGGTCCAAAAGGTGGTGATGCCGAAACGGCAGTTTTTAGGTTGGGGTAAGGACGAGGAAGGGGCGATCAGGTCTGACTTGGCCGCCTTGGCTCGATCATTATCCAAAGGGGCTAGATGATCAAAGGACTTCAAGATGAGGTGATTGTCCGGCTGAAAGCGGCGTTGCCTGGGGTCAAGGTTGAGCCTTTCCCTGACCGACCTGAAGCGGCGATGATGACTGGGGCGAAGGGCAGCGTTTTTGTGCATTACTTAGGTACAGAGTATCTTAACCCGGACGAAATCGGGCCTGCTGCGGACCCTGCGGATTATCCGGTTGGGTCGGCAGTTAAGTTGGAGATCCTGGTTGCGTCGCTTGGGATTAATGGTGGGGGCGGCGGCTTGGTGTTGATCGAGTCTGTTGTGAGTCAGTTATCTGGCTGGAGGCCTGGAGGGTTTTTAGAGATGCAGCCATTATTTAGCAAGCTATCTGGCCGAGAGGGAAACCTTTGGCTGTACAGCGCACAGTTTAGTGTCATCAAGAACTAGTATAGGAGAATCGATGATCGCAAGGAAGACAGACCAACTGGTCTTTATGATGAAAGAGGTCACAGAGGGCACGTTGGTATATCCGACGACTGCGGATTGTGTCCCGGTGGTTGGTGGTATCAAGGCCACTCAGGCCCCGGGCTACTCAAACAGCCCTGAAATGCAGGATTCCAGAGGGGTATCTGCCCGTTTCCAGGATGGTTTGGCAGCCGGTGACTTCACCGCCGATATCGTTTTGCGGCCAGCCGCTGCCGGGACGGCACCGGTGGCAGCACCTTTGTTTAACAGCTTAATGGGCACTGAAACGGTGAACGCTGGGGTTGATGTCACATACAGCCAGGCCAAAACCCGGCCTAGCCTCAGTTTGGTCTACCGCAAAGGTCATGCGGTCCATTGGGTCAGCGGGGCGAAGGTTGCGGATATGAAGTTGAGCTTGGGCGACAAAAAAGGACCTGCTCAGGTTCAGTTTTCGGGTAAATTCCTCAAGAAAATCACTGCTGGCGACGATGTTGTCACCGTGATCGCTGCAGAGCTCCAGGCGGCGGTGACGGTGACGGAAGCCAAGCGGTATATGGTTGGTGCTAGAATATATTGCCCTGCAAATGCCGCCAACGGCGGTGCTGCTGACGACAATGCTGGTGCTGGTTATCTTGTGATTTCTGTGGATACCGCACAAAATCAGCTGATTTTAGGGACTCATCTAGCGTATAATTGGGCAGTCGGTGAGGAAGTGAAAGGGTTTTTGCCTGCTGGTCAAACCCTCGGCACCCCGCTGGAAAAGCGGCATGCTGTGGTTTCCTTTGGTGGAGTTGAAGGCGCTGTGACTGGTTTTGATGCCACTTTGTCAGATGCGGTCCAGCCCATTGAGGACGAAATCACCAGCAATCCATACCCCACCGAATCAGTCGAAGGGGAGCGCAAGGTTACTGGGTCATACAAGGTATATTTTCGCAGGGACCGGAGCGACGAGTTGATCGCCGATAACGCCGGGACGGAGCGGCCTATTGTGGTGACCCTGGGGCTTGCTGCTGGGCGTCAGATGATTTTGACCATGCCACGGGTACCCATGGAGGTAGCTCAGGAAGAGGAAAACGGACCTACGCTGGTGCTAGCAAATAACTTTGAAGCTTTGGAAACCAGCGGCAACGATTCAGCCACTTTAAAATTCACCTAACGTTTAAACGAAAAAAAGGAACCTTATGTTGTGCTTAAGAACCGAGTCAAACGAATTCACCACAGAAATCACCGTCGACGGTGAAACGATCAAAGTTACTTTGATGCCCATGCTTCGCTCTGAGATGCAGGATCTGGTGAAGCGATACACAAAAAAAGACTGGAAGAATCACCAAAAAAGCGAGGTGACCAATTGGGACGAGGTCGCAAGGGAAAGGTACATGGGGGCTTTAAAAGGCTGGGAAGGGGTTGTTGATAACAAAGGCCAGGAGCTTAAGTGTGACGACCAAACCAAGGCCGTCGTCTATCAGTTAAACCCTGATTTTGTTGCTGCAGTACTGGACGCCACCGACAGCCACCAAGAACTTGAAAAAACCGCAGCTGAGGAAGAGCAGGGAAACTAGAAACATGGGCGGACTGGCACTATGACACCGAACAGCCAGACTGCCCAGAGTGTTTCGACGTGTACCAGGGCGAGCCTCCCTGTGAAACCTGTCCGTTCTACGGGGTCAACGAGCGTTTTGCTGCTTATTTTGGCCCTGCTTACGGGTTTTGGGTTGATCTAGGTAGCACTCGCCCTGTCGGGTTTGGGTTGGGGATGATTCCGGCCCATGCAGCGGCGCAATATTTGGCGTTACTGGACGAGAGTAGGGAGACTCTGGCCAAGGTCCTGCTGATCGATCGAGCTTTGTATCCCCATTTGGTCAAACAATCAGAATCAAAAGAGGGAGAGGACGATGTCTAGTGCCAAGATGACAGCAAAGCTGGTCTTAGAAACCGGAGAATTTGTAGGCGGTACTAAGCTTGCGGGCAATGCGGTTTCTCTGATGCAATCTGGGCTCAAAGGCTTAGAGGGGCAAGTCAAGCTGACCGCTGATGCCCAGGCCAAAATGACCGAGGTTGCAAAAAAGCAAGAGGCTCTGGCCAACTCGGTCCGGTCTTTCGATCAGCTATCAAAAAGCATGGGCCTGTCTGGCCGTGAAGCAGCACGATTTGGTCGGCAAATCGGTGTCAGTGAAAAAACCCTCAAATCATGGAAGCAACAAGCCGGTCAAGCAAGCGGTCAGGCAAACAAGTTGACCGACTCGATCAAGCGGATCGCCGCTGTGGCCGGCCTGGGTTCCTTGGGTGTTGGTCTCACTAAGCTGACTAACGACAGCCTCTCAGCGGCTACACTTTATGATTCCTCCCTGCGTTCGATGGTCAAGGTCACTGACGAATCATCGGCTCAGATCGACGTTAAGATGCAATCGCTCAGCCCGAAACTAGGTAACCTGGCGGAACTGACCTCGGCTTATTACCAGTCAATCAGTGCTGGGGCTAAAGACGCCATGGATATGGTGGTGGTGGCTAGTCAGACCAGTGTTGCGGCTGCCGACGATGTCAACAAGGTCTATGTCACCCAAGGGGAGGCGATCAAGGCGATCAGCAAGGCGATGAACGCTTATGGCGACGAGATTAAGAGCGCTGGGCAGGTTTCTGACTGGATGTTTAAGGTTGAAAAGCTCGGCCAGACCTCGGTGGGCGAGTTGGTCCCTTACTTGGGCGAAGTTGGCTCTGTCGCCAAGGCGGCAGGGGTGCATTTTAACGACCTCGGCGGCTCGATCGCAACCATCACCCAGACAGCCGGGACCACCGGAGTCGGTATCACTCAGCTTAAAGCGTTATTCCTCGAAATGATCAAGCCTGCTGGGGCACTGAGCAAGACCCTGAAAGGGATCGGTGTTTCTACCGGTAAGGAATTGATCGATAAATTTGGACTGGTTGGGGCGATTAAGAAGCTTAAGGTTGCGGCGGGGCCCAAAGGATTGATGGGCATTTTTGGCAGCTCGGAAGCGGGGCAAGCAGCTCAGGCGTTGGCAGCCAATCTAGACGTTGTTGCGCAAAAAACCAAAGAGGTTGCCCAGGCTGAAGGCTCTCGCCTGAAGGCTTTCGAGGCCAGGAGTCAGGGGATGGCTGGCCGGGCCAAGGAGCTGGAGAATATTATCTTCAAAGCGGAAGCCCAAATCGGGACAGCTTTGGATCCAATCAGGGCGAAGTTTTACCAGGATTTTGCCAACTTCCTGTCCCAAAACGTGGGAGGCATCCAGGGATTCGCACAGACCATGGCCGAGTTGGCGAAGAGTACCTATGAGCTAGGCCGGGCCTTGGCTCCAATCGCACCCTATTTGGCCGAATTGTTTGTGATCAAAAAAATCACGGGGTTTGCGTTGGCTGCGCAGGCTGCTTTTACAGGCATGGAGATCGCTACAAAAGGCTTGACGTTCGCCTTGAAGGGGATGATGTCGGCCACCGGTATCGGGCTGGCTGCTTTGGCGGCCATTGAGGTCGGCAAGTTTGCGTTGGATAAATATGACAAAGAGATGGAGCGGCGCAAGAAGAGCTTGACTGCCTTTCAGGCTGCAGACCGGGCGAAGACCGTGGAGGCGATGGGACGGCAGGACTTTGCGGATAAATACAAGGGTATGTCGTCAAAAAAGCTTGCTAGAGAGCTGCATATGACCAACAAGGCAATGCGGCTTTCGAACAACTCGAAAGAGATGCATGACCTGCAAATGCGATCGAAGTTTTTGCAAACGACGATTGATGCTTATAAAAACGGTTTGGTGCCTACCTTAGAGGCAATCGGGATCAAACATGAAGTGGCGGTGGAGCTGTCCAAGAAGCAGTTGAAGCTGGTTCAACTGCGTGTTGAAGCTCAGAGAATGCCGATAAAACCTCATACAACGCATAAACTCACTCAGCCTAAGAGTTTGGTTGCCAGTACTCCGACGGACTATGCTCTTGCAGCACGGAAAGCAAGGGCGAAGAGCGAAATCAAAAGGCTGCAGGATCTTTACAATGGTTCAGTGTTAGATAGCCACGCACGTTATACTCGTGACCTAAAACAAGCGCACCAAGAAGCTTTGCAAATGGTGTCCAAGCTGGGGCCGGAAGCGGCGAAGGAATATGAAGCGAGTCGAAAGCTTTCTCTGGCAGTCGACCATGGGGACGTCTCGGGGGCCAGACAACAGGGCGCAGACTTGGGGCAGTTAGGCAAGACGATCAGTAATGGGATCAGCCAATCGGGGTTTATGCAGGCAGGCCAAGGGATCATGAGCGCTGCCTCCTCGATGACCTCGATGATCACCATGATCCCCCAGATGGTGACCCAAGTCATGGGTATGGTGGACCAGATTTTGAGTTCTTGGGGAAAGATCGGGTCACAGGTAGGGCAGTGGGTGAAACAACTTCCGACAGCTCTGATGAACGCCATCCATGGATTGGCCGACATTATTATTGTCTTCTTTGAGGACATTGCGTTTGGGAAGCTTGAAGCCGCAATTATCAAAGGGTTGGTTTCCGGTCTGGATGCGGCTTTTAACACCTTGTTTAATGGAGCCCCAAGGGCGCAATCTGAAACTCAGACCAAGGCCTTAGAAAGCCTAGCTAAAAGCATCGGTGGCTGGATCACAGATCAAAACCGCAAAGACTGGGGGGCGGGAGACTGGACAGCAGAATACAAACGGCTTGAATCAGAAAAATTATCGCTCAATAAGGGGTCTGCTGACTATTGGGACCAATACATTAAACTTGGGAAACAGCAGTTTGAGACCCTCAAGAAGATCCAACAAACTGCTGAGCAGTCGGCTAGTACGCTGAAAGGGGTTTTGGGTACGTTGCAAACCACCTTGGATCAGATCACCGGGGCTCAGTACAACCCAGAGGGGTTGGATTTTGCGGGGCAAGCGAAGAAGTTTGCCACGTTGCTCAGCGCCGCCAAGGAAACCGGAGTGAGCGCTGATGAGCGAAAGAAGCGGGTCGGCGAGTTGACCCAGTTTTCGACCGGCTACTTGGATAATGCCAAGGCTCAGCTCCGCAGCTCTGCGGGGTATAAGGACGTATATGACGCCGTGGTGTCTGGTCTTGAAGGGGCCAAGACTTTGGTCGCTGGTGAGCTGAGCTCAATCAACGATCAGCAGGGTCAATTCAGCGTTTTAGGTGAAGCCCAGAGTTTACAAACCGAGACTCAGTCGCAGGTAAAAGTTGTTGGAGAAGAGGAAGGCATTTTTAGCCAGATCGCCAAGACACTGACCTGGATATGGGAGATGGTCACCAATATAGATGGGGGCATCAAGACCTTAACTGGAATTTATCATGGGGCGATCCGGTTTTTGAGTGATATCTATACGAAAGTAATTGCGTTTGGGCAGGGGTTTTACGATACTTTACTGACAATCCCTGAGGCACTGTATGACGGGGTTAAAAATCTATGGGACAGTGCGTGGAAGTCTGTGGCTGGTATTGGGACTGTGTTTTATGGGCAGCTCCGGGCCTTCTTTAATCCCTATCTAAAAATCATCGGTCAGGCGATAGGCGGAATTTACAACGTTATTTTGGGTGTTAAAAGCGCTGTTGATGGCGCTTTAGTCGCCCTTTATGACTTACCAAAT